TTTAGCGCTAANGCTCGGTTGTATAGGACTTGAACCTGGTTCGTGAGGTTTTTGTTCATTTGCCCGATTGTATATTAAAACATTTTGCAAATGCAATTTTTAGTGTAGAATTACAACATCTGGGTGATTACCTGTACCGGACTGCCCCAGCAGACAATGCAATGATTGGTACAGGGACTTTTGCATAAGGAAACTTAACATGGCACGTTCTACCTTCAGTGGCCCAATTCTATCTGGCGCCAATCGTTTTGGCCCTCTTCGTGATGTTGGCTATACTGATTTAACTCAAACAGCTTTTTTGGATTTTTCTGTAACCACTCCTAACACTGCTAACTACGGTGGCGGTTCACAGCAATTTGTTTCTTCAAACAACATTCCAAATAGCCAAGCTGTTATTTACAATCCACAGTCTGGTCAATACAGCAACACTGGTCCTACAGTTGCAACTTTGCCAACTGCTGATACCGCTGGCACTATTTATCGTGGCGCAGTATTTTGGCTCCCATACTCTTGCAATATTTCTGATGTAATCGTTGACGTTGGTACATTACCAACTGACGGTACACACACTGCAACTTCTATTCAGCCATATGTTTCTAACAAGTTTGCTACTTCTACTGGCGTATACGCTACTATGGCTGCAATTACATCTGCAACTCGTGGTACAGCAACTTTTGTTGGTACACAACTTCAGTATTCAGCAGCTACTTTGCAAGACGTTCAAAACTTGCAACCCGGTAACGAGCCAGCATGGTTTAGCCAAGTTGTTGTTACTTTGGCAATTACTGCTTCTAGTTTGACAGCGCCAACTTCTGGTCAGATTGAAGTAACTTTACGTTACGCACAAAATGATATGAACATTGGTAATGCGACAACCTACCCATACGGTAACTTTGACTAATTAATTCCCTAGGGGACTTCGGTCCCCTTCTTTAAATTTTAGGAGATTAATATGGCACAAAGCCCAAGTGGAATACCGAGCACTAATAACTCGGTAATGTCGATTACCCGTTCAGGTCAAACTGAGCCTTTTGATTTACAAGTAGCACGTGGTCAAATTGCTGGTCATCAAACTGTAAGTATTTTTGGTTATCAAGCAGCCGTAACTGCAACATCTATTCCTATTTGGGAAAATGCTACAACTTACACTTTCCCAACTACAGCTACAACATTAACTTGTTCTAGCACCTCTGTAACTGATGTAAGCCCAGCCGCTTTTATTATCAATGGTTTAGATGCAAACTTTAACCCAGTTTCTGAAGTTGTTGTATTAAATGGAACAACTGGTGTAACAACCCAAAATAAATATTTAAGAGTTAATAGTTTAAATATGGTTGGCGTAGCTTCTGGTCAAACTTCTAACGTTGGAACAATTACCGTTAAGCAAACTACCAATATTCTTGCCCAAATTAACGCTGGTATTGGTAAGTCTCAAAGCACAATTTATACAGTACCAGCTGGCAATACTTTCTATTTAGACTGGGTAGAAGTAAATACTTCAAATAGTTATACTGGCTCTACTATTGTTACTTACAACGTACAAGTTGGCAACAACCTTACTGGTGTAAGTTATAGTCTGTTGCAACAACCATTCGTTTCTATATACACAGCTAATAGGTCTTCAGATCCATTTATGTATCAAGAAAAATCTGATGTTCAATGGCAATTAAAAACAAATACTGGAAGTATTGCAGCTGGCGTTATTGTGATTGGTAAGTTAATTTCTAACGGTAGCTAATATGGCAACTAAGAAAAAAGGCCCATCACTTGCAGTTGGTAGAGGTGAAAAACTCCCAGTATCAAAAGGTGCTGGTCTTACTGCCAAAGGTCGTGCAAAATATAATCGGGAAACGGGGTCTCATTTAAAGGCTCCGCAACCTGAAGGTGGTTCACGTAAGAAGTCGTTTTGTGCAAGAATGTCTGGTATGCCCGGTCCGATGAAAGATGAAAACGGTAAACCTACTCGTAAGGCGGCTAGTTTAAAACGTTGGAAATGTTAATATGACTTTAGATGACCAAACTAAATCTGAGTTAATAACTCTGTTAAAAGAAGCAGTTCTTGAAGCAGTAGAGCATCACCCACTAACCGACGAAGAAATTCAATGGGTTAGAATGGCTATTAAAGCAGAGGCTGAGCGCGCTCAATTACGCAAAGCGATTATTGAAAAAACTTTAGCTGGTTTAGTATGGATGGCAGTAGTTGGTTTACTAGGCTTAGCTTGGTCTGGACTTAGAGGATATTTGGGGAAATAATGCCAAGTAAAAGCAAAAAGCAGCATAATTTGATGGAGGCTGTAGCGCATAGCCCATCGTTTGCTAAAAAAGTAGGGATTAAACAGTCTATTGGTAAAGAGTTTGCTAAAGCTGATAAAGGTAAGAAATTTGGTCTAGGTGGTGGTGTTGGTATTACTCGAGGCGGCAAGAACCAAATTAACCGTCAAGAGACAAGGTTTGGTAGTATTCTAGGGCAACAAAAGAATGCACCAGATGTTAATTTAAATAAATACGTCGGCAAAAAAACTGGCGGGAAAGTGAAGAAAAAATGATGGCAACTAAAAAATTCTCTCAAAAAGAGACAATGGGTAGTGAGTCTATGCAAAAAGTTAAAACCGGTGCTCCAAGCATTGATGGTATTGCTGAGCGTGGTAAGACTAAAACTAAGTATCCAAAGATGAGTGGTAACACCATCGGTAATGGTCCATTAGTTAACTGCAAATAATCATGACCCCAGAACAGCAAAAAAAGTATTACGCTGATAACGCAGCAAAAGGTAAAGCTGCTGAAGCTAAACAGGACTACGAAGTCTTTGGATCTCGTGGTGACGCTGCTCGTAAGGGCATGGAAGAAGGTCGTATGGACGCAATGGGCAATGCCTATAAGAAAGGTGGGAAAGTTATGGAACACAAGCACAATGTAGAACACGTTAAGCATCACTATGGCAAAGGCCATGATCACATGCATGAGCAAGAGAAAGTTTCTAAGATGTACGGTGAAGCTCCTCACAAAATGCATCACGACCATGTAAAAGCCATGTGTGGTGGCGGCATGACTAAGAAAGCTAAGTAATGAAAGCTAGTCGTGGGATGGGCGATATTAACCCATCTAAGATGCCTAAGGCTAAAACGATTGTCCGTAAAGACAATCCAAATGATGTAACTATGTATAAAAAAGGTGGTGAGGTTTGGGATAAGCCCCGTCCAAAAGGGCTTGGTAAACCTAAAAAAATGTCAGCTGCTAAAAAGTCTAGTGCAAAAGCTATGGCTAAAGCAGCCGGTAGACCTTATCCTAATTTAGTTGATAACATGAGAGCCGCTAGGAAAAAATAATGGCAGAAAAATGGATTCAAAAAGCTATTAAAAAACCCGGAGCGCTGCATAAAGAGCTAGGCGTACCAGCTGGCAAAAAGATTCCGTCAGCAAAACTAGCTGCAGCTGCAAAGAAACCCGGCAAGATGGGTAAGCGGGCTAGGCTGGCGGAAACCCTAAAAGGAATGAAAAAATGAAATTAGTTTCTTGGATACTGGGTTTGTTTAGCAAACCAAAAGAGGAAGTTATTTTTACTGATCCAGAATTAGCCGCATGGCCTTTTCCTGTACCTCCAAAAAAGAAACGTCCACAAGTAAAAAAGGCTACAACTCGTACGTCTAAAAAACCAGCTGCTAAGAAAACTGTTGCTAAAAAGGCAACTAAAGTTGCTAAAAAGGCTAAGTAATGGCTACTTCCGGCACAACGCTATTTAATTTAGACATGGGCGACCTCATTGAGGAAGCCTTTGAGCGTTGCGGCACACAATCTCGTTCTGGATATGATTTTAGAACCGCTGCCCGCAGCGTTAATATGCTTACCATTGAGTGGGCAAATCGGGGTATAAACCTTTGGACTATTGAACAAGGTCAGATTCCGATTAACATTAACGGCGGACAGATTAGCTACCCAATTCCCGTAGACACCATTGATTTATACGATCACGTCATCAGACAAGGCGTTGGCCAAAATCAGGTCGATATTAATATCACACGGATCTCCGGGGATACCTATTTAACAATNCCAACTAAAAACGCTTANGGGCGTCCTATTCAAGTTTGGGTTGACCGCCAGTCCGGAAATGTAGANTCGACACCAGTTACTAGCGTTGCAAGCGGCTATCCTATTAGCGCTACCGATACNACCATTTATGTAACCTCTACNCAGAATTTACGCACTCAGGGTTATATTAATATTGATGGTGAAACCATTCTTTACCAAAATATTGGCACTGCAAATACCAGCAACGCTAACCAATTATTAAACTGCTACCGCGCTCAAAACGGAACTACTGCAACGTCCCATTCAGCGGGCGCTCTCATATATAACAATTATTTGCCAAACATAAACATCTGGCCTACCGGTAATCCCGGTACACAATATAACTTTGTTTACTGGCGCATGCGTCGCGTACAGGATGCTGGCACGGGTGTTAATACTGAGGACATTCCATTCCGGTTTATTCCATGCATGGCAGCTGGCTTGGCGTATTACTTAGCTATGAAGNTACCGCAGATTGATATGAANCGTATTCCATTATTAAAAGCGGATTATGAACAGCAGTTCCAACTGGCTCAGGATGAGGATAGGGAAAAGGCACCTTTACGGTTTGTACCACGTAATATGTTCTACTATAGATAACCATGCCAAATAAGTTCTCAGCCGGTAAATATGCGATTGCCGAATGTGATCGTTGTGGTCAAAGATATAAGTTATCTCAGTTACATATTCAAACCCTAAAAACTAAACCATATAAAGTAAAGGTTTGTAGTACTTGTTGGGATCCAGATCAGCCACAGTTGCAGTTGGGTATGTATCCGGTTAATGATCCACAAGCAGTACGTGACCCAAGACCAGATGTAAGTTATTATTCGTCAGGAAGTACAGGGTTATATATAAACCCTAANGCTAGCAACAACACAAATAATGCTGGTTATCCTAGCGACGGTAGTAGGCAAACGCAGTGGGCATGGAATCCTGTGGGCGGGGCACGGGGTTTTGCAGATGCTTTTACCCCCAACGATTTAAATTTAGCTATTACAATAGGTACAGTAACTGTACTAACAACTTAGGAGTAGTAATATGGCAATGCAAAGACAAAAGGGGATTAAGACTAATGAACCTTTTGAACCTAAAAACGTAGAAGATAACATGAAAAAAGGCGGTAAAGTTATGGAAAAAGCAAAAATGAAACACGATGATGAAGCTCAAGACAAAAAATTAATCAGCAAAATGATTAAAGCGTCTGAGAAAAAAGAAATGCCTGGCATGAAAAAGGGCGGTAAGGCTGTTAAAAAAATGGCTAAAGGCGGAGTTACTGGTCAAGCTATGAAGTCTATGGGTCGTAATATGGCTCGCGCTATGAATCAGAAATCAACCTCAAGAGGTCGTTAATATGGCAACAAATTAAACCTACAACCAAGAACAGTTCGCCTATGCGTACTGGCAAGGCTAAAAATAATGGCCCTGCTGAGATGTATGAAAAGAACGGTACTGGTGTAGCGGCTATGCGCAAATCAACCGGTCATGATGCAAAAGACCCAAATACATTTAGCGCAAATGAAGTTACTCCTAAAACAGTACCTATGCGTGTAAGTATTGGCAATATTGATCGCGGACCAAAAGAAGACGGTATTGAAGTTCGTGGTTCTGGCGCCGCAACTAAAGGTCGTATGGCTAGAGGCCCAATGGCATAATGAATTACGTTACGTTATATAACTCGATTCAAGCTTACGCTGAGAACACTGAACAGCTGTTCGTAGCAAATATTCCCGTTTTTGTGGAAGAGGCTGAACTTCGTATATATAACTCAGTAAACGTACCATCGCTACGTAAAAATGTAACCGGCACAATGACTGCTGGAAACCAATACGTAGCGCTTCCAATGGACTGGCTGGCAAATTATTCAGTAGCGGTTATAGACCCAACTACGGGGATGTATAACTATCTGATTAACAAAGACGTTAACTTTATGCGTCAAGCCTACCCTTATGCAACCAATAATGGTACAACCTATCAAGGAACTCCGGGCGGTACGCCTAAGTATTACGCCTTATTTGGCTCGCAGTATTCCGATGTAAATGAAATGACTTTGATGGTAGCCCCTGCACCAGACCAAGCTTACCCAATAGAAATGCACTATTACTACTACCCACCTACTATTGTGCAGGGTCAGATTAATGGTACTAATATCAGTAATGCAGGTACGCTATATACCAACGGTGTATACCAAAATGTTTCATTAACAGGAGGCTCAGGAGCAAATGCTACAGCTAATATCGTCATTAGTGGTGGAATTGTCACTAGTTGTAATATTACTTTTGGTGGTAATTTCTATGTTGTAGGGGATGTGCTTTCCTGCTCATCTTTAGGTTCTACTGGTTCTGGTTTTCAATTAACTGTATCTAGCGTATCTAATGCTACAGGAACTAGCTGGCTAGGCGATAATTTTGACCCCGTTTTATTCTACGGCGCTATGCGGGAAGCTATGTTGTTTATGAAGCAAGAAGCTGATTTAGTAACTAATTATGAGCAAAAATACCAAGAAGCTTTGATGGAATTTAGACGCTTCTGTGACGGTCTTGATCGTGGCGACGCTTACAGAGACGGTCAAACCAAACTTAATATTAATCTTAAAGGTAATGTGGCATCATGATTACCCAAACTTCTTGCACAATTTTTCAGCAGAATTTGCTTAACGGTAATGAGAACTTTACTACCGGAACCTATAAGATTGCCCTTTACAATGCGTTGGCTAATATAGGTCAGCAGACTACGGCTTATACATCGGTAAATGAGGTTGTAGGCACGGGATATACAGCTGGCGGTCAGGTATTAACTATATCTACCCCTCCTACCCAAAACAGCCAATATAACGTTACCTATGTATCATTTCAGGATGCAGTTTGGAATCCAGCTAGCTTTACCGCTAGGGGGGCATTAGTATACAATGCAACTACAGGCGCAGCGTGTTTTGTACTAAATTTTGGGTCAGACAAGACTTGTACATCTAGCTTTACCGTGCAATTTCCAACGGCGAGTTATTCGTCCGCAATTTTAACCATTGGTACTACCACAAGTAGTATTAACTATAGTAGTTCAGACTAGGAGTAATTATGCATAAAGAATTTACAGGATCTGGCGACCACGCAGAAATTACTCTGCAGACTAACGCTATCAAAGACGAGACATTTGGTATTGAAGGCCACTACCATGTAGAGTGCCGTGATGCAGATGGTAATGTAAAGTGGACTGAAGACTTCCCTAACCAAGTAGTTCAAGTTGGCAAGATTTTTATGCTTTCCCAAACTTTATTGTCTTCACCAGTTGCTTTAGTTGGTCCTTATCTTGGACTAGTAGTTGGTACAGGAAACACATTCTCGCCAACCGATACCATGACTTCACACTCTGGTTGGACTGAATTTACTGCCTATACCGTATCTTCTTCAGCTGTCCGTGGAACTGCAGTATTTACAACCCCTACTGGAAATAATAATACGACTTCTGGTTCTAACGTTGTAACAGCATCTGCTTCTGCAATTACTTACACAATTACTGGTTCAGGCGGTGTAGTTGGTGGATGCTTCTTGGTTACCGGCACTGGCGCTACATCTACTTTTGGTAATACTGGTGGTACTTTATACAGCGCTGGCGCATTTGGTACGGCTAAGACAACAACAGCTGGCGATACTGTAAGCGTTACATATTCTACAACTGCGACTAGCTAAGGAGTCCTAAATGGCTCTAGTGCTGTATGACCGAGTCCAACAGACTGGTTCTGCTAACACAACCGTAAGTTTTACATTAAGCGGAAGCGTTGCAGGGTATCAGTCTTTTGCCGTTGTAGGTAACGGAAACACCACCTATTATGGCGCTGTAGATGCTTCTGGTAACTGGGAAGTAGGTCTTGGCACTTACTCTACTTCTGGGCCAACATTAACACGCACAACGATTTTATCGTCTTCAAGCTCCAATACTGCGGTTAGCACGTTTAGTGGCTCTGTTAACATATTTGTTACATACCCTGCTGAAGATGCAGTTTATTTAAATGGCGGTAACGTAAGCTCATTAGGTACGATTACATCAGGAACTTGGAGTGCTACTACGATTGCCGTAGCTTCTGGCGGTACTGGCGTTACTACTTCTGCTAGCAATAGTGCTAACTCGGTTGTATTAAGAGATGCCAACGTAAATATAGCGGCAAATAATACGTTTAACGGAATTACAGTAACCACAGCAGCTAGTCTTACAACTACAATGACTGCGGCTTCTAGCTTTTATCAAAAGTTAACTGCGGGAACAGGCGGTCAAACTTTTAAGCTTCCGGATGCTACTACCGTACCTGCTGGCGCAACATACATTTTTGATAATGATTCTAGCGGGACTATGACCATTCAGGATAATGCTGGTGGTGCGGTAGATACTATTCAACCCGGAAGTATTGATTATATATTTTTAGAAGCGGGCAGTACAGTTGCCGGTTCTTGGAGTAACTATGCGTTAATTCCAGATACTTATGACTTTAATACAACCACTGCTTCTTTTGGTAACGCCGCAATTACTAATGCATCATGGAATGGCGTAGCAATTACTTCCGCTTATGGAGGTACAGGTTTAACTAGTTTTGGATCTTCTAACTACGCTTTATATTCCACATCACCTTCGATATTAACTGCTGGTACTTTGCCGGTTTTAGCTGGTGGTACAGGACAAACTTCCGCTGCTAACGCCTTTAATGCATTAAGTCCAATTACTACCACTGGAGATTTAATTGTTGGTAACGGCACTAATAGCGCAACTCGCTTTGGTATTGGTTCAAGTGGATATGTATTAAGTTCTAATGGGTCAACTGTAGCTTGGACTGCTCCGGGCGGTTCCTCTATTCTTACAACTACTGACTTTACCGCAACGTCTGGTCAAACAACATTTAGCGTAACCTATACCCCAGCTTTATTACAAGGTGTTTATCGTAATGGTATTAAGTTAGGTTTGTCTGACTATACGGCTACAAACGGTACATCTATTGTTTTAAATACCGGTGCTATTACGGGCGACTTGATTGAGGTTCAGTATTTCTCTGCTTTAGCTACAACCACAACTGTTACATCATTTAGCGGTGGATCAACAGGATTAACGCCATCTTCTGCAACTTCTGGTGCGGTTACTTTATCTGGTACTTTAGCAGTTGGTAATGGTGGTACTGGAATAACAACAACGCCGTCTAATGGACAGATTCCAATAGGAAATGGCACAAACTATACTGCAGCAACTTTAACTGCTGGTACTGCAATTAGCATTACAAACGCATCCGGATCGGTAACTATTGCAGGAGCTACTTCTGGTGTTACTGCTGGTTCATATACAACAGCTAATATTACGGTAGATGCGCAGGGTAGAGTTATTTCAGCTTCTAGTGGTTCGGGTGGCTCTACTGTTACTCCTACGACTACAAATGCTACTTACTACATAGTTGGCTCTTCTGCTACATCAGGAACTTTAACAGCTTATATTTCAAATACTAATTCTGTTTCTTATAATGCTTCTACCGGTGCTTTAACTGCTGTATCGCATGTATCGTCTTCTGACGAACGTTTAAAACAAGATATTGAAACTATTGCCGATGCTTTAACTAAAGTAGAAACTATGCGGGGCGTAACCTATTTAAGAAATGGTATACGTGAGATTGGTGTGGTGGCTCAAGAAGTAGAACGAGTTGTGCCGGAAGTAGTCCACACAGAAGATGGTGAATATGGTTATAAATCAGTATCTTACGGTAATATGGTCGGTCTATTAATTGAAGCAGTTAAAGAGCTATCTGCAGAAGTAAAAGAACTAAAGGCAAAATTAAATGACACAAGCGAATAACGTAGCTATTGAAAGCTCGCAAATAAACTCATCAGGAGTATTACAACCTGCTGGCGGCGGCACTGGAACTACTACATCTACTGGGTCTGGTTCTGTTGTATTGGCAACTAGCCCTACAGTTACTACACCAACTATAGACAAAATTAACACTTCTGTTGCCAATACTTCATTAGGTGCTGGTGATGCTTCTATGTTAAAGAACCGCATTATCAATGGTGAATGTGTAGTAAATCAATATGCTTTAGGAACAGTCACTCCTGCTATCGGTACTGCAACTTATATTATTGATAGATGGAATACTTATCAAACTCAGTCATCTAAATTTACCATTCAGCAATCTTCAACTGCCCCAGCAGGGTTTACAAACTCTTTATTGGTAACATCTTCTTCTGCTTATTCAGTAGCTTCAGGTGATACTTTTACTGTTCAGCAATATATTGAAGGCTTGAATTGTCGTGATTTGGCTTGGGGAACAGCAAACGCTAAAACAGTTACTTTGTCATTTTGGGTGCAATCTAGTTTAACTGGTACTTTTGGCGGTGCGTTGTCCAATAGTGCAGTAAGCCGTTCATATCCGTTTACCTATTCAATTCCAGTAGCTAATACATGGACTCAAATTAGCGTAATAATTGCTGGTGATACAGCAGGAACTTGGCTCACAACCAATGGTGTTGGTATTCGTGTGTATTTTGGTTTAGGAGTTGGAACAACTCAAAGCGGAACCGCTGGTGCATGGGCTGGAGCACAATACCAATCAGCCACAGGCGCAACATCCGTAGTAGGAACAAACGGAGCAACCTTCTACATTACTGGTGTTCAACTAGAAGTAGGAAGTAGTGCTACTGGATTTGAGTATCGTCAGTATCAGCAAGAGTTAGCTTTGTGTCAGAGGTATTAT